GTACAGACTGTTCAAGTCAAACGAGGTAATCCATTCACTCATGCCAACACGTGGGTCTTTCACATAACCACCAGGATATGGATTCTTGTGCTTATCTTTGTTTGGTGGTACAGCAATCTTACGTTCAGACAAGTAGCGATAGATGATAGAATCCCATATGCCCGTAGTACCGAACACATCTGGGTAATTCACACCACCTTTGTATGCGATTACGAGAGCCAAGTCCATAAGACCAGTCTCTTTGTCAATGCGGTCAACTAGATCAACGTCTCGTATGTTATAGTCGATGAACTTCTGGTGATTCTCTTTGTATAGATTGTGTAGAGTACCGAACTCTTCATAAGATATCTTCTTCTCACCGAGAACTGTATGAGCAATATGGTTGAGTGCATAACTCTCTTGATTACCATACGTGTAGCCAAACTTCTGAAACAGATCATAGTAGTCAACTTGGGCAATGCCGTAAAGTTCATATGCATCCATCGACTTACCCTTGATGCCGATCTGACGGTGCTTGTATATCTTCCAAGGAGAGTATAGTTTGGTAGTCTCTTCGCCACACACTTTGAGTGTACGATTGATCATGTACGGGATATCGAACAAGCGAATGTTCCAACCAGTGATGATGTCAGGCGTGTTATTCTGCCAGAAGACCAGAAACTTTTCGATCAGGTCTTTCTCATTGTCACAGTGACGATACTGTATCAACTCAATGTTATCTAGTTCGCTCTTAGTAGAGTCATAATGACCTAGACCCCATACATGATAGACTTTGCTCTTGCTGTCTTTGTATGCGATAGAGATGATAGGATGATCAGCTTGCTCTGGGTGAGGAAAGCCATCGTCCGATGCAACCTCGATATCGATATTACCAACACAGATATGTCGCAACTTATAATCGATCTCACCAGGGAACGCCTTCTCAATGAACTGTGCCACGAAGTTGTTGTTGCCGTGAACTTTGAAGTTGTCTACGTCTGCGTAACTCTTAGAGAATTCTTGCGCTTCAGACATACTATCGAACTGCATAGGTTCAACCGCAGTACCGTCTAGTGCTTTCCACTCAGACGATTTGTTAGATGGGACGAATAGTGTTGGCTTGAATGGCACTCTCTTGTGAATGCGTTGACCGTCGGCTGTGTAGCCACGGAATAGCATCTTGTTGCCATATCTATGTACGGAAGTGTAAAAACTCATAAGACCTCAATCTGTTTCATATAATTTACAATGTATCGGATATGATACATTTTGTCGAATATAACGTGTATTCTATCACATCCGATATCACTTGTCAATGCTAGTGTACTGACCGAACACGCTAGGAGCAAGTCTCTGTGCTTCTTCCATGTAGTATTCACCGGGGTAATGCTTCAAGCATCGGTACGCTTCTTTACGTATAGCACTTGGTACTCTAGGAGTTTTCTTAGGATCCATAAGGTCTACCAAAAACAATCTAGTGTTATCGATAGCCCATTTTCGTTCATTAGGCATCGTCATTAGTCTTCCCTCTGTCCAAAACCATAATCAATAACTACAGGAAATCTTGGCACACCATCAGGTGTGAGACCAAAGTATCTCAGTGTAGCCCATGTTGGCGTATCACCAACTTCCCACAACTCTTTCAGAACTTCTTGCTTGCCTCTAACTCCAGCACCACAGGTCTCACCACTTGGCAAAGTAAGAGCGAAGTGTTTCACATGACCTGCCCAGTTGCCTTGACCTTCTAGCATAGACACCACTGTAAACTCTTCAGTGATGAACTCTTTACGCTTGAGTAAGCCATTCGATCTCTTGTTCTCATAAGGAGTATCTTTACGTACCATCTGACCCTCATAGCCATCTGTCATATATTTAGAATACAACTCATCAAGTTCTTCTTGATTGACACACAGTTCTGTAGGCACTTTCTTGAGAAACAGACACTTATCGTTGACTAGACTGTCAATCATGGTGCTACGTAACGAGAACGACAATTCAGGTGATAGTGAATCTTGTGCATCATAGATGTGATATTGCACCAACTCTTTCGCTTCTTTCATGTCTGCTTCTGTAGACTTTAGCTTTCTAACTAGTGAGGTGATCTTGTTGAAATCATCTTTGAGTTCGTGGTTATACAACTCACCATCTAATGTTAGTGTAGGGTTTGCTACTAGTATTGGCTTGACTGCATTCCAGATATGTGGACAACTTGTGATTGGTTTACCCGCTCTTGTCCATAGTCCAGTAGAGTTAGCGACACATCTAATACCGTCTAGCTTAGGCTGACTAAAGCCAGAGTCAAGTTGAACTCTTTGCTTAGTGTAGTCACCCGCAAGCATAGGCTTGAACTTCTCGTATGTATCGATTAGTTTGATATCAGCGAAGTACTCTTTCTCGCTCTTCTTATCCCAACTTGCTTGGGCTTCAGCGATAGCTTGAGTGATATTGGTCGTTGCGTTTACCTTACCAACGTTTTTTGGTAAGCATAGTTTCCATCCAGAGGTCACTAGTTGACCGTCTTGAATACCCGCAATCGATCTTGTGCCTGCAGTGGATTCATCATCATAACCATACTCAATGGTCAGTACCCTCACTTTGCCTTTAGTGTCACGCTTATACAGCGTGGGTAATGCTGTTACGTTTTTCATATTATATTCTCCGTGTTAGACGTGTATTATAACACGAATGTCAAGCGGATGTCAACAACTAATTTGAAGAAAAAAGAATAGCAGAATGACTGCTATTCCTAGATGTGTTCCTGTTACTTTCAAGCTATTGCCAGATACCCATCGTCAGTAAGGGTATACCAACGATGATAAAAACGATAACAAGAAATGCAGGAAAGAGCCCCTTTGTGGTGCAGTAGTTTTGATGTTCATTCATCTATTACCAACCTTTCATTGCTCGGTTGTCAAAGTGATATTGCTTGCATTCTTTCATAGTCTCAGAGACTCCTTCTTGAAGTTCTTTTTTACAGAGCGCATTCAACTTAGCGTTACCACTTGTTGCGCTGATTGTACCCACGACTACTATAACCCAAAATACTATGCTCATACTTTACTCCTTTTTTAAATAAAAAAATGCGAAAGCCTATTGACCTTCGCATTTTACCGACGTGTTGTTTATTTCTTTTCAGCTACGAAAGAATATAACTCCTTTGCTTTTTCCATCAACTCTTCCATTGAGTACATTTTATAGGCATCTTTGACTTGCGCCTCAATGTCTTTGCGGGCTTTTTCACCCTCTCCGATCATGTTCTCATAGAACTGGATGTTCATATGATACTGTTGATCCATGTATTCTTTTGCAAGTTGAAGCATTTCTGCTCTGATTTCAAACGGGTTTTTATTAGACATACTTTTCTCCTGTGTTGTGTGTGTTGTCTTCATTCTTAGGATATGCTACTTAGACATGTAGCTATTACAAAGACACATAATCCACTCAATGCAACTTGTGCAACTGCATCGCAGAATGTGCCATCGCAACTCTTCAGAAAAGAGATTGCTCTATTCATCGCCTCTTTTACTCCTATTGGTGCGTGGATGATAAGGGAGGGATTTGCACCCCTCCCCAGGTTCTTATTTGTCTTCTGTTAGAAAGACTTCCTCTCCGGATCCAATATCGATCTTTCGAGGCTTTTTCTCTTCTGGAATTACGTTCTCTAGGTCAATCTTTAGGATACCATTTACAAGGTCTGCCCCTCGTACTTCAACGGTATCTGCAAGGGTGAATGTGCGTGTAAAGTCACGTGCGGCGATGCCTTTGTGAAGATACTCTGCACTGTCATCTAGTTTCTTCGTACCAGATACTTTCAACTCTCCATCTTCAACAGTAATATTGATTTCGTCCTGAATGAATCCAGCGACGGCAATTTCGATCACGTAATGATCGTCCTCAGTCTTTACGATGTTGTAGGGAGGATAGTTACTTTGTTTTTGTTGAATGCCATTCAACATGTGCATACGATCAAAGATTCGGTCGAAACCAACTAAGTCGTTGCGTAGGCTATTGTTTACTTGCGTAAATGTCATATCATTTCTCCTTTATAAAAGCAAGATTAATTATGTAAGCCCTCAAGGGCGCTTACGTCTTTATTTATACATGAAGAATGGTAATGCTACAAAAAATCTTCATGTATTTTAGTAATGACTAGGATGTTACTGAGTTATACTCCAGTACTACCAAAGCCACCGCTTCTGTCAGTCTTCAAACCAGGCTCTTCGTCTACAACTTCAAACGTGACTTGTTCCATTGGAACTACCTCGCCTTGTGCAATACGATCA